GAAATGGGTAAGCACCACGCTGAACACATTAACAAGATGCTAACTACAGATAAGGCTACTGCGGCTGGAAATGACTTTGAATCATTAGACCGTGTAACTACTGGTGCATCTTCATCTACTAACGAAGATATGTACTCCATTGACCGAAGTGCAAACTCATGGTCTTTGGCAGAACACAATGAAAACAGTGGTACTGACCGTGTTCTCTCACTTGACCACCTTGACGACCTGTTCCAAAAGTGTTGGACTCGTGGTGGTAATCCAAAGGTTATCCTAACTGGATATGATACTCTAATGAGACTACAACAACTTCTACAATCACAACAAAGATTCATGGAAGAGAAGAGAGTCACTCCAACATACAATGGTGTAAAGGGTGTTCCGGGAATTGAAGCAGGATTCATTGTTGCAACATACAATGGTGTTCCAATCATTCCATCCAAGGATGTAGAGAAAGACGGCCTAAGCCGTATGTATCTCTTAGACACAGACTACATGTATTTCAGCACAGCAATCCCGACACAATACTTTGAGTCAGGAATTGAGACTGGAGACCCATTCGCAATCAACAGATTGGGTCAGGAAGGACTTTACAGAACAATGGGAGAGGTATGGACAACTTTCTTTGGTGCTCAAGCAAGCATCAGGGATTTGAAGTGAGGATTCCAACGGAGATAATAAATAAAGGAGATGAAGAAATATGGCAACACAATTAACAATAAGCGGAACAGCAAGCGGAAATGCAACTCTTGTAGGTGCATGGGAATTGAGAGCAGGGTCACACGACACATCAGAGTGGCTTGATGGAGCGGCAGATGTAGCGTATCCGGGCGGTGGTCCGGGAACATTCAATGCTTCCAACAGCGATGGTGCAAACGGGTATGACCCAGCACCTAAGATGGCTTTGATTACACTTGGTTCAACTACAAACGGACAAACAATTATTCTAGGCGGTGGAGCAACATCTGTTCTAACAGCGATTGTAAGCGCAGGAACTGGGGCTATGGCTCAGTCTATTGGTGCAACAATCAGTGGTGTAACTATCACTCTACCTACAACTGGAACTGTAACAAGCGGTCAATTAGTAGTGTTTTACAACTGAGGTGCTTTAAGTGCCTACAGTAACATACAGAGGTCGCTCTTGGTCTACAAGAAACTGCGACCCTACTCACCGTGATTTTATCAGAGGAGAGGCTAGAGAAGTTACTACTGCTTGGTTAGACACATACGTTCATCGTCTTGGAGATGATTTTCTTATTGAAGATTATGAGCAAACTGTAGATGCAGGTAACGATGGTGTCCCTGATTCGGGATGGAGTCGTGGAGATATAGCAAAGTGGCTTTCAAACTACGACATCAAACCAAAAGGTTATGCAACAAAGTCAACATTACTTGAACTCGTAGCAACAGTTATGAGTCCCGATGGTGTAGAAGAGACAGAAGCGCTTGTAGCAGACTCAAGTGAAGAAGAAGAAACAACAGGAGATGAAGAATAATGGCAATAACAACAGACCCAAGACCACACGTAATCGGAGACTTAGTAATAGTAACTGGCACATTTGCAAATGGTGATACTATCGCAGTAGACCTTTCAGCACATATGTCTAAAATTATGCTTTTCGTATGTAATGAAACAGATTCTACAGCAAGAGCATTAGTGTCTTCAATTGACGGCACAACTGCATATGCTACAGAAGCAGGTGCTGGCGGCGGAACTTGGTTTGCATTGGGTCAGCGCTGATTAGGCGGTGACTTAAATGGCAAAATCAGTAACAATACTTGGTCCTTACAACCCTCGTTTATTTCAAAACGATACTGATAAGACTGGTATAGAAACAGCAATTAGCACTGCTATTGCTTCTAACACATGTGTTTCTTGTGACCCACATGTTATTCTAGGTAATGTGTTCATATTTGTTACAACCAGTTGAGAGTGAGGGATATGAATGGGGTTGGAAACGGAAACAATTGATTTAACTGATATTGAGCGTTTTCAAAAACAATCTATCCGTTCCGATATATCACTCGACCTATCAGCAGTAATTGATGAAGAAAACCCCCTAAAGGGTGTTACTTCTGAACAAAGAAATCGTAATCTAAAAGCAAGTGATGTCTTGAACATTGGTTCAGGCACACGATGCAAGCACTGCGGAATGCTTCATTTTCTATGGAGAGAAAATTGCGGTACTTGTGGTAAACCAATGGAATATAATCTTGGTTTTGTAGACAAAGAAAATGTAGAGTGATGATATGTATATATTGATTAAAGGAAGAGAAGACAAACCACCCAACCCACGTATTTTGGTTGGAGATGAAGAAATGAAACTTAGTAAGTGGGCAAATCGTAAGGCCGCTGAAATGATGAGAGCAGAGGGTAAAGCCGCTAGTGGACCTGAATGGGAAGCAAGAAGAAATAGTCTCATTGAAGAAGTTAAGGCTAATCCTGATACACATGGTATTAGTTTCTTAGGCGGAGCACCCGAAGGATTTGCTACAGGTGGACCTCGTGAGGCTACTGATATACCTGAGCCTGTAGAAACTCAAGATACAGCAAATGTAGGTGATAGGGCTGATGTAGCAAGTTTACCACCACATCAATCTTTTTTACCCTCATCAGAAGAAGATGAAGATGAAGAGCCTAAGAAAGACCCTCAACAATCAAGTTTGTTTGATTTCGGTATGAAGATGAAAAGTCAGGCTATGAATCACGCATGGAATTATTTGAACAACTAAGGTGAGTTAATGGCTAAAGAGGAACAAGAAGTTTACAGACGACCATTTAGTCGCTGTAGCATGTTCCAAGCATGGGTTGCTTCTATAGATTGGGATAAGGCTTTAGAGGAATTGACGGAGGATGTGTGATGCCCGTTGTTTTCAGTCCCGGTGAAGGAGAAACAAGACCATTAGACCCTTCTGCAATTGTATATACTACAGCACAAAAAGTTGCAGATTTTCTTGGAATCGGTCCTCAAGACCCTGTTCTTGTTAGTGCCGATAGTATTGCTAATAGCGTTTATGTTACAGGTTCTGACTATAGAGATATGGGGTTTGAAGTAGGAGATACAATTCTACTTTACAGTGACGCAGACCCTTTAGGTATAACAAGAAAAATTACGGCTGTTGGTACTGATGTTGCTGGTGTGAAATTATCATTTACAGATTCTATTACTCATGCTAATTATGAATCAGCAGATAACACATATATTCAAAATCAATCATCATTTACTAATGGTGCTGTAGGTCGTCAGAGAGGGATGACTAAAGCAATTGTTGAAACTCGTATTAAAGAAGTTCAAGATAAAATAGATAATATTACTCATAATGCTTGGAGACCTTATCTTGTTAAAGCAGAATACATTAATTTCGATACCTACAAACCATACCGAAGAAGGTATTATACTGATTATGTAGGAACTGCTCCTCTGTTATTTCGTAATGTTCAGCAAATATTACGCTTAGAACTTTGGCAAGGTGACGATTACAGAGAGATTGGTTCAGCAGAGGCACGAATACATTTACCCGAAGATGTTAGAGCCATATCAGGTTCTATTGTAATGTCTCCCGGTAATGGGAGTGCGGCTACACTTACTGCGGGTACTGGTAGCGCAGAATGGAGAGCAGATTTTGATTCAACAACCACTGCTCAAAATCTTGCTGATTTAATCAATAAAGAAGACAGAGTTAGTAAAGGACAAGTTGCCTTTTCTCCTTCTTTTACTTTAGAAGGTAGTGGAGACCCAGTAGCAATACACAATGAGTTTCTTGCTACTGCTAATGCAGACTACGGAACTGGTAAAGTAAAAGTCACCAGTATGAGGCAAGTTAAAGCAGGAGAGTCATGTTCTATTGTAACTACAGATAGTAATATTACATTTAGACAAACTACTACACACACTGCTACTGTAACAAGCGTTGTATCTACTACAATTAATGTAGATTCTACTGGTGATTTTGCATCTGCTGGTGTGTGTGTAAAAGGTGATACTGTATTTAGATATACAGGAAAAACTGCAACAAGTTTTACTGGTTGTGTTAGTGTATTAGGTAGTCCTATTAGTGATATTTCAGGTGTTATTACTCAAGATACATTTGTTGTAGACCTACAAGGAGGTAGCAGTAGTGGAGATAGTGCTCGTCTTAAAGATTGGTGGCTTGACCATGAAAATGGTATAATATATTTCAATAATTCATATCCTTTCTTTGAATGGAATGCTATCAAATGTTCTTATATTTATGGAGAGCGTTATCTTGAAAAGGCTATAGAAGAAGCGGCTACAAAAATGGTAGCGATTGATTTATTGATTTCTGATGATAGAAGTGTTTTGATTCCCGAAGGAACTCAAAATGTAGACTTAACATCTAAGATTCAACTTTTACAACATGATATTGATAAAACTCTATCTCGTTATGTGGAGATTGTGGTATTTGAGTGATTATCATGGTTAGTAATGAGTTTGATGAGTTTATAGACCTGCTCAAAGAAGAAATGCTTAACGCCAAGGAGCAAGCAGAATTACAACTATTAGTAAAAAATAGACCTGAAATATACAGAGAAAAAGTAGAGGCACAAGAACTTGGTATTGATGGTATCATGAAAACAACTGATGGTTTTAGACAAAATGGTAAACCAGCACCGCAACATTCAATTGATGCCGCTTTAAGAAGAGCAGATGAGCGGATGCTACGGGAGTCACCTTTGTTACAAGAACGAAAATTAAAGTTCTCAGGTGGTAATTTGATTCCCAATAAAGCGGCATATAAGAAAGAGGCAAAGAGTTGAGTATTATGGTAGCAACATTTACTGAATCTTTAGAAACTGTTCTCAACGCTTTAGATGATTGGAATCGTGCAAATACAGATAATTTCAAACCTGTAATTGCTGATATTGCTACTATCGCACCTGAGCGTGGGAAAAGATTAGATTTATCTCGTCATGATTATGTTCTTTGTTATGAGACTGCTCATAATGAAGAAGCACCTGAGTTGCTATATGACTTTGTTACAACTCGGATTAATATTACAGTAGATGCAAGAACTGCTCGTGGTAGAAAGCATTTACAGAAGATGGAAAATGAGATTCGTAGACTCATTCATAATGTTAGAAAGGGTGATGGTGTAAACTTTGACCGAATGGTTTACAAAACAAGAACTGACCTCTCTGACCGTTCAAAGATGCTATTCCGCATGACCTTCCAAATAGAGGTTGTTATATTTGCGGAGTTAGTCCCATAAGGTGAAGCCGATGCCGTCAACAGTGTATAAAGGAGATTTAACCGAAGTAACCTTCGGTCATGAAACAGCGATGAAGTTAGTGCATGGTGGGTTTGGAACCAATTTCAAATGGAATCATACATCCACAGACTCATCAGCAGGAACAAGCACAATTAGATTTTCAGGGGGCGGTTCTTCTACTCCTTGTGAATCAGGTGTATTGAAATATCCAATTGGAATGTTAGTTGGATGTAGACTTTCATTTCAAGCAAGTGCTAGTTTTGCAAATGATGATAACAAAACAAGTGGTAAAACATTTACAATTGTAAGCCACACAGTAGAAACTGGCCCTATTACTCAAATTGTAGTTACTCCTGCTTTGACTTCAAGCACAGGAGATAGTGCTAGTGGGGACACAATGATTATTCATGGTTACAAACTACCAAGTATGGATGTAAATTGCTCTGTTACAACGGCGGCAGACCAATCAAGTGAAAAGGTTCTAACTGACCAATTTATTGGATTAGCGGCTACTGTAACTTTACCTGAAACTAAAGTTGATTTGAAGCGTTATCATGTTGTTGGATTAGGCCGTGATGTTGCTGTTCAAGTTCCGGGTAAGTTTACTAACGAAGGTGGGTCTTTTGAAGTAAATCTTCACAATCCACGTTGGTTATATTATGCTCTTGGTATGGAGGCAGTTGATGTTGGTGCTACACAGTATCAAGCCAACTGCACTCAAACTGATTACAAATTAAACGGCGCTACACAAGTTGGCGAATCTTTACTTGTTTATGATGGAACAGGCACTCCTACTTTTGCAAGTGGGACTTCTACTGCTGTAGCCGCAGGAGATTATGTGGTTATTGTAGAAGGAGGAGTAACCGCTTCTATACAAGATATTGTAACATACAAAGAAACTACAACCGCTGATGGTGATGCTTTTGGTGCTGTAGCAAATCCTGATGCTAAATACTTTGATAGAACTGAGACAAGTGAAATCCGAAGAATTGTTGCAATTGATGGAGACAATATTTGGTTAGATGATGCTCTTTGCTTCCCTCATGCTGATAATACTGTTTTACACTTTGTAAGATTCAGAGAAGGCTCTACTCTATTAAGTCCTGACCGTGCATCTACTGGTGCTCTTACAAACGGAGTTACTCGTATGTTGTATTCACGAAGTATCGTTCCTTCTTTTGCTATGGAAGTAAGCATTAGGCGTAATGATTCTGATGGTATTACTACAAATAGTGGGGGATTAGGAAGTAACACTGACCCTAAACAACTTACAAGAGTTTTCCGTGGATGTAAAGTCAAAGATTTCTCTCTTACTGCTGATACAGATGCGGCTTTGAGAATGACTGTAAATTATGATGCGGCTCTTTGTTATACAGATACAGGTCAATTAGAAACAGATACTGCCGCCACTGCAACTATATCGGTTAGTAGTTATGGTGGAACTGCTAATGGAGAAACTCTAACTGTAAAAGATGCGGCAGGAACAAGTTATCTTATGACTTTTAATGGAGGAGTAGCCTTTGGTTCTCCAGCGTCAGGGCAAATTGGATTATCAGGTGTTGGTAGTAATGCAAACTTGGCTACAGCCATAGAGAATGGTATTAATGCTACTGTATCAGGAAACATTACAGTATCTAATGGAGGCACTTCGTTAACTCTTACTCAAGCAACAAAAGGGGTGGCTGGTAATCAGACAAACGCTACTACTTCCGGTGGAGGTTTAACAGTTGGAAACTTTACAGGCGGAGTAGGTGGTGCTGGTAATCGCTATGATACACACCGTATGTTTGAAGATACAGCCAATACACCTGCAAAGAGAAAGGAATCAGGTATTGCTGTAGGCACTCAGAAACCGTTTATGTTTTACAATGGACAAATTACTCTTGCTGGAGTAAACGTAGGGCAAGTTGTATCATTTACTTTAACTGGAAACACAGGTATGGTTCAACATTACACAATTAACGGCTCTCCTGTTACTGATTCTGAAACTGACCAAGTTCCTTTCAGTGGTATTCGTAACCCTGCAATAGCAGTTGAAGGTAAGACTGAGTATTCTATGGATATGGAAATCATTGTAGACGACCCAGTATTCTATCATAAGATGCGAAGAGCAGTAGGCCATGACGCTACAACTGCAAATCAAATTAGACTTTCATTTACTAAGGCCGGAACAGCAGGTAATCGTGAAACTTTGACTCTACTGGTAGATGATTATGTAATCACAGAAGCCCCACTTCCAATTCCCGAAGACAAAGGTGTTATTAAAGCGCCATTGAAGATTATGCCTAAGGCGATTAGGGTAGTCGCTACAGATACTTTACTCCATTCTTAAGGTGATATAATGAATCAGAAAATATTAAATCATCACTTTAACCGCAAAACACCATTAGAATATGCTATTTGGTTTGCTGAATTACAAGGTATTGAAATTGATTTGGATTTAGATTATTCCAAAAACCGAGGTCTAATAGAAGGACAAGTATTAGGTCAGATACCAAAAGAAGTATTTAAACCGGCATCAGAAGAAGGTGAAAATAATGAAGAAGAAAGTAAAGAAAATAGCCCAATCTCTGATGGAGAGGAAATCGGAGAGGTCAGCGAAGAGAATCAGAACACTAGCGGAGCAGACACTGCGCCCGAAAGTTTAGCCTCCGATGAAATATCAAATAGTGAGGATTTCCCATCATCTCTTTCTTATGATGCTATGAGTGTAAAAGAACTCAAAGCCGAATGTAAGTCTCGTGGATTGCCCATCTACGGAACAAAGGCTGAACTTGCGCTAAGACTAAAGCGTGACGATGAGGGCATATCAGAGTCCACGACTGAGACCGAGACCCCCGCTGATGAAGCGGCTGTTGAGGAGAAGTCGGACATCCCCGCTGATGAAGCGGCTATGACCAATGGTGAGACAAATGAAAATAGTGGAGAACAAAAACCTGTTAATGAGAACGAATAATGAAAAGAAATACGAAATCAGAGTAACTCCTGATGACCCCGAACTAATTATGGAAGTTTGGGTTAGAGATATTTCTTTCTTAGACATACAAAGGGCCGCACAAGAAATATTTGATGTAGCAAAAGACGGTCAAATGACTTTGAATCTTGAAGGATATTGGAAATACGCTTTCTCTACTTGGGTAACTAAAACTAACCCTAATTTGTCTCAGGATGAATTAATAAATCTTACAGGATATGTAGGAGAGCAAATAGCCGCTGTTCTACCTAACCCTGAACAACTAGGGCAGATGATGTCGGGGGGGTTTACGAAAGGCGACAAGCCTTGATTGAGAAGTTTCTCAGTCGTAAGCAAGTCGTCAATCCCCAAGACCTAGAATTACAATTAGAGTTATGGGCTTATGTAATAGCCCAACATTTCTCTATTTCAATAAAGGAAGTGCATGAGATGAGTCCACAGCAATTTGAACAATCTCTTGTATGGACTATGGTTGGAAGAAAGGAAGAAGAAAAAGCACAAAAGAAGCAACAAAAATCTTCAAAAGGCGGTAGTAGAGAGACTGTTTCTCTCGATTATAACTGGGCTATGGAGGACTTCTAATGGTAGCATTAGCAGGTCTTAGCGTAGCCCTTGCGGGACTATCCTCAGGAGCAGGAGCAGTATCAGGAATATTTTCATCATTAGGTTCAATATTTGGCGGAGCAGTATCAGCCATTTCAGGAGCATTTGGCTCTATGGTTTCTTGGGTTAAAGAAAAGTTTCAAGGCATCAAAGATTGGTGGGACGAAAATATGATGCCCATTTTTGATGCTCTTTGGGAGAAAGCAGAGCCAATTGTAACGCTTATTGGTGATTTCTTTATGACTACGCTTGGTTTAGCATGGGAGGGTCTCAAGATTTTATGGGACGCTCTAATGATAGGTATGGGTCTCTTATGGGATGAAGTAGTTGTTCCTTTATGGGAAAAAGTTGGACCCGCTATGACGGTTGGAATGGAAGGTTTACAGGTTCTTTGGGATAATTTCATAGCAGGTATGGGTATAATATGGGACGCTATTGTAGTTCCTTTATGGGCTAAAGTTGGACCTGTTGTTGAAGCAGGAATTGCTGTAATTAAGATTCTTTGGGATGCTTTAATGGTTGGTATGAAATTACTTTGGGACAATGTGATTGTTCCATTATGGGATTATGTAGGCCCAGTTATGGAAGCAGGTTTTACAGTTATTGGTGCTCTTTGGGATGCATTAATGGTAGGTATGTCTTGGCTTTGGGAAAATCTAATTGGTCCTTTATGGGATATGGTTGGTCCTGCTATAGAAATTGGTATGCTCGGAATAGGTCTTGTATGGGATGGTATTGTATGGGCTATGAGTGCTGTTTGGGATAATATTTTGAAGCCTATATTTGATGCTTTCTTATGGGCTTTAGAAGCGCTTGAACCTGTAATGAACTTAATAGGCACTATATTTGAAGGAGTAGGTGCTGTATTCAAATGGGTATGGGATAATGTTCTCAGCCCAATCTTTGACGCATTTATGTGGGTCTTAGACGCTGTATGGGGCTTCATTGAGCCGATTGTAGACGCTATTATGAGTGTAGTAGAGTTTGGTGGAGATTTAATAGGAGGAGCGATGGACTTCCTTGGATTTGAAACGGGTGGAATTGTATCAGGCCCAGCATCAGGTTATCCTGTAATGTTACACGGAACAGAAGCAGTTGTTCCTCTACCAAATGGTCGTTCTATTCCTGTAGAAATGAAAGGCGGCGGTGGAGGCGGAGGTGGTCAAACATTCAATATTACAGTTAATGCAGGTGGTATGACTGACCGCACAGATAAGCGTGAGTTTGCAAGGAAAATGAGTAAAGAGATTCAATCAGAAGTAGCAAGAGCCTTAGGTGGTTCAACAATGAGGTCAGGTAGATAATATGTCAGCAGATGGATACGGAACTCCTATTAGATTATTTTTTGATACAGGAAATACAATTTTGGGTTTTGGAGGAGAAACTGTTCTTCCACCAATGGAACTTATGGCAACTTCTATTGCCTTAAGTGTTGAAAGAAAAGTAGGCGGTATGTCTATGCCCTTCACAGGTGGTATGCGTTTTAGTATGGATTTGAATATGGTTAATTCTGCTATTATTATTGAGGGTATTTTTACAGATGATACACTCGATACAAGAAAAGTAGCACCCATTAAAGCAAGAGCATCATTGGATTTTGCAGTAGATGATGCATCGGGGCAAACTATGGGTCAACTTGATTCTGCTACGCCAGTAAGTAATTACGAAGAATTAGTAGGTCGTAATTTAGAATTAACAGACAAAGGGGGCACTGTATCTACAATTAGTTTTGCTAAGGCCAATCCTATTGGTGTAACAGGCGCTTCTGCAAATGCTTGCACAATCAACTTAGGCTCTCCTGTATCTATTACTGCGGCTCAAATGGCTACTCACATCAATACCGCTGTAAACTCAAGTATGAGTGGTTGTGCTATTACAGCCACAGCAAGCACATCAGAACAATGTCCTATTGCTGGGAGTAGTTTGATTAAACTTGTAACAAGTGTCGCTGGTAGTCATACTCAAGGTGTTAATTTTACAGGAACAGGATGGACTCCTTATCATAGAACCTTTGACGGTGGTTACGATGGGTCTGCTGGTAATCCTAAATCTGCTGGAGATAAAGTACAAGATTTGTATGGTATTTTACACAATACTCAAAGAAATGAATTAGCGATAGTAGGAGCGGTGGTAGCAGGTGGTGTCGCTGTAGCGGCCACTGTAGCAACTGGCGGATTAGCCGCACCTATAATTGGGGCTGGTGTATTAGGCGGAGCGGCTGGGACTGGTATATTCAATGTTAAGAACGATTATCCTATTGGTATACAGATTCCGTATAATTCAATGATTACTGCTCCCGATGGTAAAATGTATGAAGCAAGAAACTTCATCCAACAAACAGGATGGGGTAAATCTGTTAGAGATAAATTATCAGATACTAACGATGAACCTGCATCAAATAATTTTGAAGAAGGAGATGATAGAACAGGTATCAAAGGAACAATTCAGAAGTTTGATGTAGGTTATTCTGCTGGAGAAAATGTCTATACATTTCAAATGGCCTTCGCACCAATAGACAAGATATTAGCATGAGGGAAAGAAATGCCGATATTACTACAATCAAATCACGCCATCACATTTGATGGTGTATCTGATAGTGTAATTGTTCCTCAAGGAATGCATAGTAAACTTGGAAGAGAGTTCGACCCTTCTGATAATACATTAAGAAGTGCTTCTGATATTGTAAGTCATAGTTCTCATGGTAGTAAGGGAAAAAGTGTTATTGGAAATGCTTTACCCACAAAGATATGTCTTGAAGCATGGGTAATCCCTGATTGTGGAGGCGTTATTCTCCATAAAGAAGGTCAATTTGAATTGCGTTTAGGTACAGTAGATACTCCCGGCCCTGCTACTTTTGAAGCCAATATCATAGGTAATGGTGGATTTGAAAAAGTAATTTTAAGAAGCGCAAGTCCTATTTCTAATGGATATGATGGTCAGGTATATCCTCCTTCAACTTACGGTGGTATAGATGATTCATATAATCGGTTTGACTCAGGTAAAGATGATGCTACTTCTTTGAATATAAATCAAAGACCGTTGTATCATATTGTAGCCAGTTTACAAAATAATGTTGCTAAACTATATATTAATGGAGAAATAGTTGCTAAACAAACTCTATCTTCTGCTAACTATAATTTAGTTGAAAACGATAATCACGTTTACATTGGTGGTAAAGGAGGGCAATTTAGAGGAGTTATTGAAGGAGTTCATATTACCAGTTCATTCAGTGATGAAATGGTAAGCAGAAGTGCTCCATTAGTTTCTCCTGATACTCTTGCTCTTTACAGATTTGAAGAGCCTATCTCTCCTTTTCCTAATACATACACAATTACAGCAACAGAGGCTTTTGGTGCTAGTAGTTACAATGACGCTGGTTTAGGTTCTGCTATTACCAATCTTTCTACTATTACCGTATCTCCAGCAGAAGCACAAAGTTTAGCAAATACATTAACTGGAAAAACTATTTCCGAATCTTATGTTGATTTCACATCTACTCCTTATTCAACTGGAAA